CTCATCGACGCCGACGCCGACATGCTCCGCGATGTCGTCAACAACCAGCTGCTTCCACGAATGGTCCGCCATGGCTTCCCCGTTGCCGGATTGCGCTTCGACTGGGACGACTCCGTCGACTATACCCCGGAGCAGCAGGTTGCCTACGAGACCATGATTGCCGACCGATACGACGTTGACCCAAAATACTTCGCCAAGAAATACTCCATGCCCGTTGGTGACAGACGAAACCCAACAGCTCCCATCGACCCCGACAACGGCGATGATGATGGCAACGATGGAGACGATAATGACCCCAACGACCCCAAGAAAGTCAAAAATTCAGCTCCACAGCCGTCACCTTCGCAGGGTTACAACCCCGCGCCAACCGCTGCCTCTTTTTTCGACTAAGCCCCACCGACTACGTGGGGCTGCACCAACGCTATGCACAGATTCTCCAGGATTTCACGCCGCAAATCAACCTCACCAAGGATGAGCAGGACAAAATACGAACACGTCTCACCGAGGCTTTCTCCGGCCTTATGTCTGCCCTCTTCCGACAGAAGGGGGCCACGCTCGACATCAATATCCTCGCTTCCGACGAGGCGCAGAAATTCATCTCAACCCATGCCGACATCCTCGACCAAGCTTTTCAGAAAGTACCCATGACCGAGGCCATGCGACGGAGGCTCACGCGTTCCGACTATATCTTCTCTGGGCTCAAGACCTTCCACGAACTCAACGAGGCCTTCCCATCACTCCTCGATGAGAACGGCAATAGAAAGTCTTTCGAACAGTTTTATAACGACGTTCAGAAAATAGACAAGACGTACAACCAGAATTATCTCCACGCTGAGTACAATTTCGTACACGCCTCTGCCGAGATGGCGGCAAAATGGGAACAGTATGCCGAGGATGGAGACCGATACAACCTACAGTACCGCACCGCCGGAGATGATAAGGTGCGCCCTGAGCACGCGGCACTCAACGGAGTCACCCTGCCCATGTCCGACCCTTTCTGGGAGACTTACTATCCGCCTAACGGATGGAACTGCCGGTGCACCGTCGTACAGGTCAGAAAGTCGAAGTATGCCACCACTCCGCGCGACGAGGCAATGGCACGGGGAGAGGAGGCACTGCAAAGCGACACCAAGGGAATATTCCGATTCAATCCAGGGAAGCAGCAGAAAGCCATCCCAGACTACAATCCATACACCATCAAGCGATGCCGTGACTGCGACATCGCTAAGGGGAAAGTAAACCTCGCCTTCGTGCCAGAAAATGAACTCTGTGAAGCATGCAAACTCGTGCGCGAATGCTGGAGGAATAAGAAAAATGATACAAAGGAAACTTTCATTACCTGCCCTACTGAAAAGGGAAAACTCAGGGTAAGTTCTTTACACGGGAAGAACGAAAAAAAGGAGAACGTGAGTGTGGGTTCCTTCCTCGCCAATAAACATGGCTACGAGATAGACCTTATCGCCAACCCTTCCGACAAAAAATCACCTGACAGCTATAACAAGACATTGGGGGGGTATCAGGAGTATAAGGTAAGCAAGGCGCCTACAAAGAACTCCATCGACTCTTTGATACGATCTGCTGCAAAACAAGCAGAACACATCGTATTGGTCGCGGATTCTGAAACACCTCTCGGAATATTAGCTGATGCTATCAAGAGCAGAGTTAGAAGAACAAAAGTAGAAAGTCTTACTTTAATTGTCGGTGACAAAGATGTTATCTATACGCGAAGTCAAATGACTTCAAACGACTTTAAAATAAGACAGGCAGACTTGAAATAACAAGACTGCCTGAATCGGGGCCCAAACCCCTTAACGGGGAATGATCCACCGCAAAGTTAAACATTTATTTCCAAACACCAAACAATTATGAAGAAAATTATCGCATTTCTCAAAAATTCCAACCACTACAAGCACCTCATAGGCGGATTCATCGTCTCAGGGCTCACTGCTTCGCCCTATGCCGGCATCTATGCCGCCGTCGTAGCAGCCACTTGCCTCGAACTCAAAGACCGACTCTACGGCAACAAGTTCGACCTCACCGACTGGCTTCTCACCGTTGCCGGTGGCGCCTTAGCAGCAGTAATATGGCTCATAATCTAATACTTGTCTTGGTCTTCAGCCAACTTGAAGACTTTCGCACATTCTACACCGCAGCACTGACCTATATCCAACAGACCATTGCTGACGGATGGAAGCTCAAGGATGCTTTCAAGATGGAAGATTACGCTGTTTGAACTTACGCCCGCGGGGGTGGGCGGTAAAAAAAGCCCCCGGCCTGTTAATAGTCGTCTCACTTACTAATTAACACAAGTTACCATCTACTGGCACAACCGGGGGCCATATACCCTCGTCGCCAGTAGATGGTTTTTTCTTGTGTGCGCCATGCGCTATTAATAAGTGAGACGGTGCAAAGGTACAAATATTTTTTGGATATGACGGTAATAGAAGTGCTGAAATTTAACAGGGAATTGATTAAGAATTTACGCCGTGCGGGTATCCGGCTTGAAGATGCCGACTATGTGGAACTATACAATGACTATGCAAATATGCGTTCAAAAGGCGAGAAGGTATCCTATATCGTAGTGGTACTTGCTCAGCGTTATCATGTTTGCGAACGAAAAGTCTATGACCTCATCAAGAGGTTCCGGGCTGAGTGTGGGGGAAACGCTCATAGGGGGGGGTAAGTAGTCTTATACCGTTCTACTGCATGCCGCTTGCAGCATGAATGCCGTCTGCGCCTATGGCTTTACGTCCCTTGCTTCCTATCTTTGCCGTGGTTTTAACACGACAATATGAACAAATACTATCAACTTCTGCAAAAGGTGTTGGTCAGTGGCAGAAAACAGACCAACAAAAAAGGCACAATACGTTACCTGCTCAATGAGAAGCTCACGCTCTCCCCGGCTGACCTTTTAGACATTTTCGAGGGGCATCCTATCGCAAGAAAGAAGCTGAAGAGCGAACTGCAGCTCTTCATGAAAGGCGAGCGCAACGTCGATAAATACCGCGAGGCCGGCATCAGCTGGTGGGACTATTGCGGACCGGTGCTCGTCAACAGCTATCCGACATATCTGAAGAAACTGCCGCCACTCATTTGCCAAATCAACCACGAGAAGCGAAGCTCAAAGAACTATGTGCTGTTCCTCGGCTCAACAGGGGTGGAGACCAACCAAGCCCCATGTCTGAGCCTTGTGCAGTTCCAAATAGAGAATGGTGAACTGGTTCTTACAGCTTATCAGCGCAGCAGCGATGCCAACCTTGGACTGCCAGCAGACCTCTACCATCTGTATCTCATGGCAAGGCAGATAGAGCTGCCTCTGAAATCCATCACGCTCAACATTGGCAATGTGCATATTTATGAGAACAACTTGGTGCGGACTCGGCAGCTGCTTGACGGGGACGAAAACGTTAAATTCGAGTTGAACGTATGAGCAAGCTGTATCTTTCCGCACCACTGCCATTCGTAGGCCAGAAACGTATGTTCGCAAAGGAATTTATAAAGGTTCTCGAACAGTTCCCCGATGGCACTACGTTCGTCGACCTCTTCGGCGGCTCAGGGCTGCTCTCTCATATTACAAAGCACTTCAAGCCGCATTCTAAGGTTGTTTATAATGACTTCGATAACTATTGTAGGCGCATTGACAATATCCCACGCACCAACCACCTTATTGCCGACATCAGGAAAATGGTGGGCGACAGCGTGCCAAGGCATAAAATAATCAAGGGTCAACTGCGTGATGTTATATTCAATCGCATCGAGGAGGATTTGAAAAATGGCTTTGTTGACTTTATCACACTGTCATCGTCCCTCATGTTTTCTATGAAATACAAGACCGACATTGGTGGATTGAGAAAAGAAGCCCTTTATAACAATATCCGAAAGACCGACTATCCAACATGTGGCGACTATCTCAATGGCCTTGAAATCACTTCCTGCGACTACAAGGAACTCGTTCATAAATATGGAGATTGTCCTGGAGTGGTTTTCCTCGTTGATCCAACGTATCTTTCTACCGATGTTTCCACCTACAATATGTATTGGGGCTTGGCCGACTATCTCGATGTTATCAAGGTCTTGAAAGGTCATTCATACGTTTATTTCACCTCTAACAAGTCGTCTATTCTTGAACTGTGTGAGTGGATGGGGCGCAATCCTGACTTGGGCAATCCATTCAAAGGTGCTGAATTGAGGGTGTTCAACCAGCACATGAACTACAGCTCATCATATACCGACATGATGTTATTCAAGAAAAAGGCCGTCTGAGGCCTTTCTTTTGCGACGTGGCGGCATAATAAAGCCCCGGCGGACGTTCTACCGCCGGGGCTCTCTATGTCCCGCTTATGGCCTCTATAGCTTCTATAACCACTATCCGCCATAACGTAAATAACGCACGCTGTACGTGTCGATGTTCTCCAGTATCTCTTCATGATTGTGGTTCGTCTCCGTGCGTAGAAGACGCAGATGGTCAAACCACTTACCGCTCAGACCGCAAGCACGTACGCTCACCTCGCTGCATAACGCAAAAGCACTTTCATAGCCGCCATCGCTCCAGTTCGTGACAAGATGAAGGCGGACCTCGCCTGTGCCGCGAAGATGAAGACCGGAAACGGGCTCCCAGCTGATGCCGCCAAATTCCACGAACAACGCCGGCAATGGCCAAGCATCTTCCTGCTCCAAAAACTCCACGTTGTGGTTCCACAGGTCTATATGTTTCACTTCCGTATCGGCCATAGCTGTTTTGATGGCTTCAAACAATTCTTCTCTCATCATGATTATTTCAGTTTTACGTCGTTAAAATATTCTCCTAAATTCTCTTCAATGATGTCCCGCACAGCACGCTCCACTTCCGGTGACGCGCCTAAGAACTGACGCTTCGGAATCTTGATGCTGCTACCCTCCTTCATCAGAGCAAGCAGTTTCCAGAATCCGGCCTCCGTGCTCAGCTGAACCGTCCTTTTGTCCTTCCTCGCCTCCCCGTTCTTCTTGCGTCCGAAAGAGCCGGTGGCCTCGTAGTATTTGTGCCAGAAATAAGCCTTCATCTTACGCGTTACCCTGATCTCGCCGCCCTCGTTGTGAATCGAGGCGTATGGCAGGTCGCTCGAAAACACAATGCTGTCAGACGTACTGCTGCTCTTAATGCTACGGCGAAGCTTGCCTGTATCTACAAGTATCGCGCCGCCCGGGCGAGTCGGGCTCTTCCTCCGCTGCCATTTCTCTGAGAAGAAACCTTGACGCTCGAAGTTCCTGTCAAACTCGTCGCCAAGTTCCACCTTGATGTCCTTCAGGATGTTCCTGATCACCTGCTGAAGGCCCTTTTCCATGTCGCTTGCCATAATCCGTTGCTTTCTCGTTCTGTACCCCGCCTTTCCAAGGCGCGGGGGTGCTCCGTTCTGTCCGGCGGCTTACAAGCCGTCGCTACTCAAAGTCCTCATCCTTGAACAGCAATAGCTGACGGCAATCGTCAGCTATCACGTTCTTGGTATCAGCACTCGCGTTGAGTATGTTATAGAACGTGCGCTCGCTAATGGCATAGCGAGGATATACGTACCTTCGCCATATCTCGCGGTTCGCTACGCCCCGCTTGGCCCATTGGTCATATATCCGGTTGATCTCCTCCACACGTTTCTGATAACTTACTCCACGACGATTGTTCATCTGCTACTTTTCTTTATAAGGTTTGATGTCAAATTCCATCACGCCACTCACCTTCACCCTGCCGCTGCCCTCACACTGGGGACACACGCGAAGCAATGAGCGGCCGTGCTTGT